GCAACTATGCAGTTGGCGGCGGAGGTGGCGGCGCAAGTGCTGCTGGAGAGAATGGTGATAGCTCCGGTAACGGAGGTAATGGCGGTGCCGGTTCAGCGTCTAGTATTAATGGATCTTCTGTTGCAAGAGGGGGCGGCGGCGGCGGAGGTTACCATAGCGGTATAAGTGGTACTGAGGGTACCGGCGGAACAGGTGGTGGCGGTGCTTCTTCCAGTACAGGTGTAGCAGGAACAGCCAACACAGGTGGCGGCGCTGGTGGCTTTGATAATGTTAGTGGTTCGGGTCAAGCTGGCGGTTCTGGTGTTGTTATCATCAGATACCAGTTTCAATAGGACATAGCATGGCTTATTTCGCAGAACTAGATGAAAACAAGATCGTGCTTCGAGTCATTGTCGTTGAAGACGAGTATGAAGAAGAAGGCGAGAATTGGTGCAATAATCTCCTTGGCGGAACTTGGAAGCAGACAAGTTATGACGGGACTATACGTTCAAACTTTGCTGGCATTGGTTATACCTATGATGCAGAAAAAGATGCTTTTCTAGCCCCTCAACCGTATCCATCGTGGAGCCTCACGGATGACAATAAGTGGACAGCGCCAGAGAAGTATCCTGAAGATAATGCTGTCTATTACTGGGACGAGCCTACACTTAAATGGGCGACTTTTACAATATAAGCGGAGTAGCTTGTGCGTAACGTAATAATTTTCCTAGCTTCTCTAGCAGTGGCAAGCATAGCGTGTAACACTGCCCTGAGCGCTGGTTCTGCTGAGCAGCACGGGACGATGCCTATGCCCGGTGGTCCTGCGTCAGTTTACTGCATACGAACAACTGAGGAACTAGAAATGCAGGTAAAGCAGAAAGGTCTGAGCTTCTTGTTCAGCGGTATAACAAGAGCAGGCGTACCTCTCTGGTTCTACAGAAACGAGAAAGACTTCACCGTGTTCTACCGCACGCCCACTCAACAATATTGCACAACTCCGAACTTCTACGGAGACATTATAGAAACAGCCTCCGAAGGTGACCAAACATGACTGTAGAATCTGCAACATACATCAGCCAGCTAAACTCGTCTTACCCTGCTGCTGGCGACAACATCTCCGAAGGTGACGACCACGTACGCCTGATAAAAGCGGTGCTAAAGGCGCAGTTCCCCAGCTTAGCAACCACAGCGGTTACCCAGAGTAGCGCTCAGATGAACAAGCTAGGCTTTGAAACCGGCATAATTATCATGTTTGGCTCTGATACCGCCCCAACCACCGAAACTATAAGCGGTGTAAAAGACTGGCTATTGTGCGACGGTTCAGCCTATAGCACCTCAACATACTCTGCTCTTTACGCAGTCGTAGGAACAGTATTTGGAACTTCTGGAAGAGACTTCTTAGTACCAGACTATAGAACATATTTCCCTGTAGGGGTTGGTTCAGGATTTTCTCTAGGAACCGCAGTAAGCGCCAGTGCTGCATCCGGTTCTGCTGTACTCAAGGCGCAACCCATCAACTTCTTAATCAAAACCTAGAAAGGACGAGCTATGAAGTATAGCGGAAAGAATCCTGCAAAATCTGTAGGTGATAGAAAATTTCCTCACGGTGGTGGTGGTGACTTTAAGTTTCCCACCGTTAAACCTCACGGTAATCGCTTCTACAAAGGCGATATCATGGGAAATAGCAAGGGCTAATGAACACGAAAGAGCGTGCCGTTCAAGCTAATATTATTCTAACCAACGAAGTATTCTTAGAAATGCTNGCAAACTTGGAGAATAGTATTATCAGCGAATGGAAATTAGCCGAATCNCCCACAGAACGAGAATCTTGTTGGCTTAAACTAGGAGCACTACGTTCTATTACAGAAGACTTGAATGCCCTAGTCCAAAGCGACAAGATAGAAAATCCTTAACGAACAACGAGGGTAAAACGATGAGTGATGGTAAGACCAATCCGGTAACGGAAGTCGATACACCACAGCTTAGTATGCTTGATGTCTTGATTGGAAGTGACCCTAAAGAAGACACTAATCCAGAACAAACATCAGTGGAAGCGTCTGAAGACGAAGCCGAAGCCGAAGTTGAAGAACTTTCAGCGGAAGCAGAGTCGGAAGAAGTTTCTGATAACGAGGTAGAAGAAGAGGAAGTTGTCGAAGAAACCCCAAGTTCATACACCGTCAAGGTCGATGGTGACGAATTTGAGGTCAGTCTCGACGAACTCCGAAACGGATATCAAAGACAATCGGACTACACGAGAAAGTCCCAGTCACTAGCCGAACAGAGGAAAGCCTACGAGTCAAACCTGTCTGCTGTTCAGCAGGAAAGATCGCAGTACGCCCAGGTCTTGGAAAATGCGTCCCAGTTTCAAAACATGGAATTAGAGAAGTACAATCAAGTTGATTGGAAAGAATTAAAAGACTCTGATCCTATGGAATACATGGAAAAACGCATGGAGTTCCAAGATGCTAAGGATAAGATGCAACAGGTAGAGCACGAGCGTCANCGTGTTCAGCAACAGCAGCAAGCGGAATATGCCCAGCATATAAAAAAGCATGTTGCTGATGAATCTGATAAACTTAAACAAGCAATGCCTGAGTACGCCGATCCTGCGATGCAAGCCCAACTTAGAGAATATGCTATGAAAGATTTAGGCTTCTCTAAGGAGGACGTGGACGGTATAACAGATCATCGNGTAGTATTGGTACTCTACAAGTCAATGCTGCAAGACAAGGCTGCTAAGGGAACCTCTAAGAAGGCTACNAAAAATGTTCCAAAAGTTGTTAAGTCTGGAACACCTGAGTCTAAAACTCAAAGAACTCGTAAAGCTTCGCAAGCGAAACGAGATAGGCTCAAAAAGACTGGTCATGCTCGCGACGCCGCAAATGTCTTTCTGGACTTTGTGTAACTCTAATATAGGGAGAGCCAATCATGGCGCAACCAACAGGTATTTACGTCACCTATACAGCTAAGGGTGAACGTGAAGATTTGGAGAATGTCATATACGATATTTCTCCAACCGATACCCCGTTTATGACAATGGGTGGTCGGACTAATGCGATTGCTGTAAACCACGAGTGGCAGACCGATGCTTTGGCTGCTGCTGTTGCTACTAACTACAACGAAGAAGGTGCGACACTTACTGCCTCTACACCTGCCGCTACGACCCGGCTTGGCAATATTTGTCAGATCAGCTTGAAAACCACAATCGTTTCTGGAACTTTGGATGCCGTATCGCTGGCTGGACGTAAGGAAGAACTAGCGTACCAGATGTCTAAACGCGCCAAGGAACTGAAGCGTGATATGGAAACTACCCTGGTAGGCGAAAATAGCGGCAAAACCGCTATGTCGGGTATCACTACCGTTCGTAAGATGGGTTCGCTTCCTGCGTGGGTTTCTACTAATGTAAGCCAGACTGGTTCAGGTGCTGGCGCAGGCGCTGGTCGTACCGATGGTTCTACACGAGCCTTTACCGAAACTCTAATGAAGGCCGTGATTCTACTTTGCTATCAGGCGGGTGCAGATACTAAGTACCTGATGATGAAGCCGAGCCAGAAGTCGACGTTCTCTAGCTTCGTAGGTGTTGGCGGAGCAAGTGGTGTTTCCAACTGGACCGATACTGCCGATCTACGTATAATCGGCGGTATGGATATTTACGTATCCGACTTCGGTGAAATGGCTGTAGTTCCTAACCGTTTCCAACGGGCTAGAGACGTATGGCTNCTCGATCCTGACTACTACAAGCTCGCTTACTTGCGTCCGTTCACGCAAAGGGAAGTCGCTAGTACTTCTGACGGCGAACAACGTGCTATCATCGTTGAGTACACCTTGCAGGTGGACAACGAGCTAGCGCTTGGAGCAGTCTACGATCTAGCCTAGCTAGTAGCTAGATCACGCTCAACTGGGAGGGGTCTATTAGGCTCCTCCCACACTGAGGGGGAAGTAAGTGGGTGCTTTTTATACAGGAGTATTGGGAACAACTTGCAGTTGTAGGACTTGCTATACTAGCTATAGTAAGAATGAAATTTGAACTTGACAGTCTTAAAAAAGACGTTTCTGATTTACGTTCGCGAAATACGTTTATAGATGTTGTAAAACTAAAGGCAGAGATGGAAGTTGCTAACAGAAATATCACATCCCTTTGGGACAAATACAATTCTGTAAACGGAAAAGATAAGAGGTAAGAGGTAGCCCTATGAAAGATAAAGAGCCTATCAATAGATCATTTAGTTACGACCACACGGAAGACAAGGCGGTCATACACTCTGTTCAAGATGTAGAGCCTCTCTTGGATTTAAACAAGAGGGAGCAAACCGGCGATTCTATGTATGGCGTAGGTGGCGGTGAGCTAGGTATGCGTAAGGTAGCCAGCATCCCTCTTATTATCATCGAAAAGTGGAAAGCAGAACTGGGCGTCGATGTGATGAACAAAGACCACATGCCCAAGGTAAAGCAGCTTTTAAACGACCCAGAGTATGCGTTTCTACGCACACATAATAGCAGGATTTAGCAGTGGCTTTAGGTACATACACAGATTTGAAAACCAGTGTTGCTAATTACCTGGAACGGGAAGATTTAACAGCTACCATTCCAGATTTTATAACGCTGACCGAAAACAGGCTCAATCGAGACATACGAGCAAGAGTTAATATGATACGAGCCACCACTACCACCACTGCTGGCATTGCTTTTTACGACCTACCAGCAGATTTAATAGAACTGCGCAACATTACATACAACACCACCAGCGATAGCCACGCTCTCAGCTATCTATCTCCAGAAGAAGGTACTCGCGAATTTGGAGCATATCCAACTGGTCGCCCTAGAGCTTACACCAATCTTGGTAAAAATATTAAAATATACCCAACTCCAGACGGTGAGTATACGATAGGCATCAACTATTTTCAAAAACTAACCGCCTTATCTTCCACCAACGAAACAAACAATATACTCACCGAATTTCCAGAACTATACTTATTCGGCTCGTGCAAAGAGGGCGCTGTCTATTTAAACGATACAGAGCAACTGGCGAGGTTCGACACTCTGTATAACAACGCCTTAACTAGTATCAAAGGTGCCGAAGACTCGGCCAGGTACAGCGGTACAGTAATGACTATGCGAGTACAGGGCGACCCTGGCAGTTTAATTCGCAGAGGTGCTTGAGCGTGGCAGATACTAACTGGGTTCAAGACCTTTTCAACTTAGTGCAAGAAAGTGGTGGCAGCCTTCTGACAGAGGACAGCTTTTACATAGCCCTGCAAGAATTTAACTCTACCGTATGGACCGAAACTACTACAACAGGCTCTGGCTAGAAATATGCCTAAAGAATTGCACGACATAAATGGGCAACAGTCCGGTTTCAGTTTTAATAAAGACTTGTCTCCGTACGATATGGCCCCAAACTTTTTTGATAACGTCCAGAACGCTAGGTTTACAGACAAGACTGCCTCCACAATTACGGGACACTCTTCAGTACTAGGAACACCCACTGTAGCTCCCTACTGGATAACAAATTTTTTACAAGGCGCNAACTCGTTATGGATATACGGTGGATTAACCGCTCTGTATAAAATTACCGGGGTAACTCACGCAGACGTTACTCGTGCAAGCGGAGCATACACTACAATAGGCAGCACAACAAACAACTGGCAGGGCGATGTACTAGGAGGTGTACTGGTTGTAAATAACGGAATAGACATTCCCCAGAGCTTAACACAGGCTGGATCAGTATTTACCGACCTTCCAAATTGGCCTTCTACGCTGCGCTGCAAAACTATTGTACCTTTTAAAAATCACTTGGTAGCTTTAAACTTGACCGATGATGGTACAGCAGAGCCTTATACTATAAGATGGAGCGACGCTATACCAGCAGGAGCAGCTACTAACGGTTCTAACACCTGGGTAACCAGCAGCACAGCCTCAGAGGCAGCGGAAACTACCATAGGTGGTACTAAGGGACACTTGCTCAACGCTCTCCAGCTAGGTAACGAGCTTATTGTCTATAAAGAAGACAGTATCTACTCCCTGGTCTACGTAGGCGGTACGTTCATTTTTAACGTACGAGAAAAGTTTAAGGACGTAGGNNTGTTTACCAGAGACGCAGTTGTCGATCTAGGAGACGGGCGACACGTCCTGATGTCTACCAACGATGTAATTGTCCATAACGGCAACTCTCTTGCAAGCATCATCGACGACAAGATGAAGACACTCTTGTTTTCGGAGATTGACACCACCAACTTTAGCAAAACATTTCTAGTGCATAACAAGATCGAAAACGAGGTTTGGCTATGCTACCCCAAAACAAACGCAACCAACGGTTTTCCAGACAAGGCACTGATATGGAACTACCGGGACGATACCTGGACTACACGGGAACTCCCAAATGCCAACTATATCGGACGGGGCTTAGTAAACCCAGCCTTGACCAATACTTGGACTGCTGCAACAACGACGTGGAAAACAAACACTTTAGCATGGGCACAACAGGAATACAACCCCTCTATTGATTCACTACTGATTTGCGGAACCAACGGTACTAAGATATACCTGGCTGACTCAGGAACTACCTTTGACGGTACGAGCTTCACCACCACGCTGGAACGCACCGGGTTACACGCTGGCCGTACAGACGCTGTAAAGAAAATTAGCCGAATATACCCTCGTATAAGAGGTACAGGCTCCGTAGATATAAGCGTAGGGGTAGAGCTTAGCCCGTTCGAGGGAGTTTCCTACGCCGACCCTGTNACGTACACCATAGGAACAGATAACAAAGTAGATTGCAAAGTGCGGGGTAGGTATATAGCAGTACGATTTGAAAGCGACTCTGACACTACCTTTTCTGTGTCTGGCTTTACCCTAGAATCTGAAGTGGTATCCACCAGATGAGTAGAGACTACCTAAAGTTTAACCCAGCAGCCTCTCCTACCACCGTAGAAGAATTGCCTACGTTTATCGACAACTCTCTGCTGGAAATTAAAACATCGCTAGACATAGCCAGAGCCGGTCACCTAGAAGTAGTCTACGCTGAACCAGATAAGCCTTACCAGGGAGATATAAGGTATGCTGATGGAACAACCTGGAACCCAGAGTCGGGAGGAGAAGGGATATACTTCTACAACGCCGCTGGAACATGGACTAAGCTATAGAAGAGTTTCTCGCGACGATTCAAACTTTGAAAGCATACTTGCACATTCTTGGGATTATATAGAAGCAGGGTTAATCAGGGGCCGTAGTAAGTTTGTAAATACAGAGTCTCTGATTAAAAAGGCGATGGACGGTGACTCCGATTTATGGGTTTCTGAAAATACAACGGGGAAATTAAAGGGTGGTCTTCTTATAGGAGATGCAACATACCCCGTAGCTAGAGGAATAATAGCAGAATCTATAGGTGGTGAATTTGACTTTAGCGTTCTTGTCCCAATATTGGAAAAACATTACAAAAGTTGCGGTTACGAGTTTTTTGAGATGACAGGTCGTAAAGGCTGGGAGCGGAAGATGAAGACGCTAGGTTATCAGTATATGAACACTACAATATATAAGAGGCTATAAAATGAGTAGTTTATTCAGGCCAAAAACAACAGTGGTACAAGTGCCAAGCCAGCAACAGACGTCAGGGTCTAGCGAGATTAAACCCTATGCTCCTATCGAGCCTTTTATCAAGGAAAATCTA